ATCACCAACGGCGCCGCCATCTTCGGCGGCTATAAACTCGGCCGCGCCCTCCATCTCTGGAAGTAATCACACGCCCCTCGCCGAGCCATGCCATCGACGAATTCTCGTCGTAGCTCCGGGCTAGCGGGAGCATACCCGCAGAGGGGCGCCCTTTTTCGCGTCGTGATTTCCGTTTTTTACCGTGTCGTAATTTCCCGCAATGCCGAATCGGTATTTTAATTCCGCACATCGTTTATAAAAATCGCTCGACGTTTGCACACGATCACGGGACCGTAGGCGCATGCAGGAACTCCTGTACGCAGGCGAGCCGACCTTCTTCCGCTCCTACCTCCAGGCGAAAATAAACGCCCCCGAGGCGGAGCGCGCTCGCGCTCACGAGCTCCATCCCCTGATATTCGAGCCCGGTTCTTTCGAAGCAGTCAACGAGATCTATTCTCGCGACGGCTCCGACGCCGTAATTCAGATCGTCGGCCCCCTCTCCATGTCCGGCCCCGACGCCTGGGACCGCTACATGGGCTATGGCGGCGTTGCCTACCCGACCCTCATCGAGGCCATCAAGCGCGCCCAGGTAGATGCCGGCGTATCGCGAATCGTCTTCCCGACGAATTCCCCCGGCGGTGAGATCAGCGGCACTGATCTCACCTGGCAAGCCCACATCGACGCCCGCAAGACGAAAAAGACTCTCTGCCTCATCTCCGGCATGGCCGCCTCCGCCGCCTACTATGTCGTCTGCCCGGCCCGTATCGAGGCCAGGGCGCCCACCGACGAGGCCGGCTCCATCGGCGTCATCATCGCTTACTGGGATTTCACCAAGGCCTACAACGAGATGGGCATCACTCGCGTCGAGATCCGCTCCAAAAACGCCCCGAAAAAGGCTCTGGACGGCTCGACAAAGGCCGGCCGCGACGTCTTGCAGGACCGCGTCGACGCCTTCGAGCGCGTATTCTACGCCCGAATATCCGAAGCCCGCGGCGTGACGCCCGATTTCATCAAGGCGAATTTCGGCCAGGGCGCTCTCCTCATCGCGCGCGATCCCGATTCGACGAAGCCCGACGCGATCCGCTCGCGCTTGATCGACGCCCTCGCCTCTGAGCCCAGCGCATTCCCCATTTCGACAAGCCCCGAGGATGAGGGCGACGACGATTCCGGCGCCCGAGCGGCGACTCGCGCTCCCTCCGTGGCCGAATCCACCCCGAAAACCAAACCCAATTTATCCCCCGCGATAGCGGGCACATCTCAATCCCAGGAGGTTCACACGATGAATCTTTCCGAATTCCTGGCGCAGGGCCCCGCCGCGGTCGCCGAGATCGATCAGGTCAAGAAGACCGCCCGCGAGGAAGGCAAGGCCGAGCAGCTGAAGATCGGTGCCCGCGTGGGCGAGATCATCTCAAAGGACGCCTACGCCAAGTCGGGCGTCATACGCACCAAGGCCAAGGAGACGCTCGAGGGCAAGATGAGCCTCGAGTCGTTCGAAGCTGTCATCGGCGCCGCCGACATGCAGGCCGAGGGCCGCGCGTCCGAAGCCGCTGCCGGCGAGACCGACGCTCTGGGCGAGACCCACGCCGATGGCCCGAAGGGCGACGCCGGCGAGGCCAAGACCCTCGGCCACCTCATCGCCGCCCAGAGCGGCCGGCTCAAGGAGGGTAAGTAATTGTCCGAGACCTTCACCCCCGACAATCTCGTCATTCCCGGCGTCGTCCAGGTCACCGACGACAAGACCCTCAAGATCAGCGCGGGCGCCCTCGTCCGCGGTCAGGTCATGGGCAAGATCACTAAGGGCGCCGTCGCCGCGGCGGCCGCGGCCGGAGGCGGCGAGGCAGGCGCGAACACCGGAAACGGTACCTGCACCATCGACGCCACCACGCCCAAGCTCGCGGGCGCGAAGCCCGGCACCTACCACGTCGAGATCATCCGCGCGGCCGTCGCCCAGGTCGGGACCACCCCCGCGGTTCCCGCTCAGAAGGCCCTCGGCGCCCTCTACGATCCCGACGGCAATCTCATCGACACCTTCGAGATCGACGCCTCGGGCGGCACCGCGAAGACGGTCGCGAACCAGATCAAGTTCGCCATCATCTCCGGCAATACGGCCTTCGCGGTCGGCGACGGCTTCGATATCGTGATCGCGGCCGGCTCCGGCCAGGTCGCGGCCTACGATTCCACCGCCGTCGACGGCACCGAAGAGCCGGACAGCATCCTCCTCGAGGACAAGGCGGACGACGACGCCACCCAGGCCGCGCTCTGCGCCCTCTCCGGCGAGTTCTCCGAGGGCGCGCTCGTGTTCGCCCACTCCGGCGACGCCGTGGCCGCGATCAAGGACAAGCTCCGGGCGAAGGGCATCTTCACCAAGGCCACCAAGGCCGCCGCGTAGTAATTCAGGCCCGTCCGTCATGCTGTGAAGCAGCGCGGCTCCGGGCGTTTCCAGCGCCTTCGGGCGCGCGACAACTAACGTCGAACGACGTAAGGACTACCAGATGTCCGTCGACATGTACGATTCGAGAACGATGCTCGCGGCGATGGAGGAGATGTTCCCCCCGCGCACGTTCCTCCGCGACACCTTCTTCCGCAACACCAGGACCTTCACGTCGAAGACCGTCGATGTCGACGTGAAGAAGGGCGGCCGGCGCGTCGCGATCTACGTGGACCCCAAGGATAAGGGCCACGTCAACGACCGCAAGGGCTACACCACGAAAAGCTACGAGGCGCCCTACATCAAGGAACAGAAGGTCATCACCCCCTACGACCTCCTGTCCCGCAGCCCCGGCCAGTCGATTTACGATCCCCAGGGCCCGCAGGCCCGCGCCGCGAAGGCGCTCGCGGACGACCTCACCGAGCTCGACGAGATGGTCACTCGCGCCGAGGAGATTCAGGCCTGCCAAGGTATGTTCGCGGGCGCGATTACCGTCCGCAACGGCGACACCATCAGCTTCGGCCTCGCCGCCGCCCACAACCTCGCCTCGAACGCCGGGCATACCCTCTGGGCGTCCATCGCCAAGACCGCTCTGCTCGCGCAGCTGCGCGGCTGGCGCCGCCTCCTCGTCAAGGACTCCGGCCGCTCGCCCACCGACATAATCCTCGGCTCCGACGCCGCCGACGCCTTCCTCAAGGCCCTCGACCCCGACTCCGGCGGCGGCCTCACCAACCTCCGCGTCGAGCGCGGCCAGATCACCCCGAGCCTCCTGCCCAACGGCGTCACCTACCTCGGCTACTTCCCCGAGCTCGGCGTCGACGTGTGGTCCTACGACGAGTACTACCACAACGGCTCGACCGACGTCGCCATGGTCCCCGAGAAGAAGATGTGGATGGGCAGCCGCAACGCGCGGTTCGACCGCCTCTACGGCGTCATCCAGGACATGGAGGCGCTCTACGCCGTGTCCCGCTTCCCCCGGTCCTGGCTCGAGAAGGATCCGAGCGCGCGTATGGTCGAAGTCCAGTCGGCGCCGCTACTCGTCCCGCACGAGGTCGACTCCTTCATGGTCGCTGCGGTCATAAGCTGAGGCGCAGCATGATCATCCCCGAAGGCATGACCCTCCACCGCGGCATCCAGGCGCTCAGGCCCGGTACGGAAATCCCTGACGAGGAGGCCGCGGCCTCCTTCGGCCTCGACGTCCAGGCGATCAACGCGGCGGCGGCCAAGAAAAAGGCCGCCGCCGCGTCCGCCGCCGAGGCCACCCCTGCCCCGGCCGCCCCCGCCCCGGCCGTTTCCGGGAAGGGCGCCCAGAAGTGATCAACGTCCGCGCCTTGGCCGAACAGGATCTCGCTCAAGTCCTCGAGGGAGAGTTCAGTGTACCGTGTGTCCTCATTACGCCCGAGGGCGAAAAAATAGACACCGACACCGACGGCAACCCCCTCAGGTGTCGAGCCCTGTGGAGCCAGGTGCGGACGAACTCGGCCGGGGGGTCCTACACGGTCCCCGATCCTCTCGTCGAGCTCAGACGGTCCAGCCTCTCGCGCGTCCCCGAGGAAGGCGAGAACTGGGCCGTCATCATCCCCTCGGGCCCCGAGGCCGGGGCGCCGCTCGAGACCTTCCTACTCGATCCCCTCTCCCGTCCTCTCGGCGGCGGCCGGAACCTCGGCGCCATCAAGCTCCCGCTCATCAAGGGTAAGCAGTCCGACCCCGAGCCCGAGGAGCCCGCACCGTGATGGAATACGTTGCCCTCAAGGATGGGCTCGACGCTCTTCTCCTCACCGATGCCGCGGCGGGCGACTTCGCCGTCATTGGCGCGCGCGGTCAAGGCGTATCGGCCGAAGCCCTCGCCGCGAAGAAGCAGATTTATACCTACTACGACGGCGGCGACCTGCCGAAGTCCTCCGGATTCAGCACCGGCCAGAGTACGCATGACGTCGACATCAAGATCGAGCTCCTCGTCAGCGCCAAGGCCAGCGTCGACCTCGAGGCCCTCAACAATCCCAACGCCACAGATCAGCAGCGCGCCGCAGCCCTCGCCGCCATGAAGCCCGCGAGCTTCCAGGCCGACGAGCTCCTCGACACGTTCATCTCGCGCGTCTGGAACCTCGTCATGGATCCGGTCAACGCAGAGCTCGGCCTCGGCTATGACCCCGACTGCTGGATCACCCGCATCGATAAATCGAGCCCGGCTCCGCGCGGAGCCCTCGTCGTCATCTCGGCGACGCTCACCATGACCGCCACCGTCCAGGAGATCCCCGCAGGCGAAACGCCCGTCGCAGGGACCGGAAACGAGTCCGACGTCGGCCTCACCGCCGATCAGTCCGGAGAAACCGTCGATAGCGCCAAACAAGGCGTGGAGGTAAACGAATCATGATCGCCGACAATAACCTCGCCAGTGCGCGCGGCGTCTCCGTCGAGAATCGCGCCTTCAAGGCCGGCTCCGACGTCCTCCAGCGCAACACCCTCATCATGGGCACGCCTCTCGCCTCGAAGGCCGCGTCGGTCGCCATGGCCGTGCCGCGCCTCATCATCTCGCCCGACGACGGCGCCGACCTCTACGGCCGCGGCTCCATGCTCGCCCGCCTCATCGCGGCGTTCTTCAAGGGCAACAACTACGCCACGCCGTGCTGGGCCTTCCCCGAGGCCGAAGCAGCGACGGGCGCCGTGAAGGCCGCGGGATCCATCGCCTTCGTCGCGACGAGCTCGGGCGCGGGGTATCTGTACCTCCGCGTCGCGGCCGTGCTCTACAAGATCCCGGTCGCGTCGGGCCTCGCCGCCACGGCTATCGGCGATCTCGTCGAGGCGGCCCTGACCGCCGACCCCGATTGCCCGGTGGACGCGGACAACACCACCGGAACCGTCGCCCTCACGGCCAAGTCGGCCGGCCCCTGGGGCAACGGCATCAGCATTAGCCTCAACGCGTACCCCCAGGACGGCGAGGCGCTTCCCACCGGAGTCACAGCCGCAATCACCGACATGGCCTCGGGCGCGGGCCTGCCCACGGTCGCCGCCGACCTGGCCGCGGGCCTCGGCACGGGCGAGTCTGCGAACGAGAAGGGCTTCACCGACGTCGTCCACGGCTACGGCAAGGAGACGACGATCCTCGACGCCATCCTGGCCTACGTCGGCGCCGGGAACGAGGCGGTGGGCCTCTACGCCGACACCGTCGCCCGCCCCTTCCGCGTCCTGACCGGCGACGTCTCCAAGGGCTCCGCGGGCCTCTCCGCCCTGATCAGCTTCGGCGACGGCCGCAAGACCGACCGCGCCTCGGGCTGCATCGCCGCCCCCGGCCGCCTCACCCACCCCTCGGAGATCGCGGCGATCGCGATCGGCGTCATGGCCAGGCTCAACAACGAGGCCGCCGAGGCCTCCTACGACGGGGTGATCCTCCCCGGCGTCGACATCGGCAACGCCGCCCGCCTCGCCGGGGACGACTGGACCACGTCGACGACCTCGCGAGACCTCGCCGTCAAGGCCGGCATCTCCCCCGTCATCGTCGAGGATGGCGTGTGCAAGCTTACGAACGTCGTCAGCTTCTACCACCCCGCGACGATTCCGGTGAACTCGAACGCCTTCCGCAGCATGCGCAACATCTCCATCGCCCAGAACATGCTCGCGGCGAAGATGGCGGCGTACAAGTCCGAGGAGTGGCGCGCCTTCACCGTCGTCTCGGACGTGCGAAAGGTCACGAATCCGACGAGTCGGAAGAAAGCCCGCGACCGCAACAGCGTCATCGCCACCGAGCTCTCGCTCATCAAGGCATTCCAGGGGCGGGGCTGGCTCTACGACGACGAGTACTCGATCGAGGCCCTCCGCCAGGCGGCGGCCATCGTGCCGCGCGAGAGCGGCAACGGCTACAAGGTCACCACGCCCTACATCCTCTCGGGCGAGGGCAACGTCATGGACGTCAAGATGTACCTCGATACCAATATCGCCGTGGTCTCGGCGTAAGGAGCAAAAGCCATGGCCGGAAACGCTGCAAAAGACATCGTCGGCTCGCCCGTAGGCGTATCGATCGGCGGCTACGCCTTCCGCGTCGATTCGGGCGCCGACTTCAAGGACGCCAAGCCCGAATTCAAGAACACGGAAGAGCTCACCTCGGGCGAGCCCCTCCGCAAGATGGAAACGATCTCCCGCGAGGTCGAGTCCGTCACGCTGAAGGTGAACGACGAAGAGGCCGAGATGCTCAAGGCGTTTAACGATCAGCCGGACAGCCTCAAGCTGTCGTACACCCTCCGCTCGGGCTCGACCTATCAGGGCGAGGGCTGGATCGAGTACGAGGGCCGACAGACCGCGACGGGCAAGGCCGAGGTCAAGCTGCACAGCCCCGGCGGCTGGACGTATTTCGGAGGTTGATGATCGAGGGCGTCGGCCGAGGCTTGCCGAGTGTGCTTGCCACTAAAGGCGCGGCGCTCTTTTTCATAGCTGGGTAGAGCAGTTGGCAGCTCGCCGGGTCCATAGCCCGGAGGCCGGAGGTTCGAGTCCTCCCCCCGCTATTTCAGGAGGCATCTATGTCCAAGTATTCCCTGTCCAAAACCACCCCGAAGGTCAACGAAGAGGCGGCCCAGGCCTCCCTCATGGAGCTCCTCGAGTTCTACCGCGTCGACGTCGACGACATCGAGGACGCGGCCCAGAAGGGCGGCGCCGAGTCGATCCTGAACAAGCTCAAGGGCGCCTACATGCGCGGCGCGATCGAGAACCTCCGCGACGATAAGGGCTTCCAGATCGTCCAACACCTCGAGGCGCCCCCGGCCGACGTGAAGGCAATCACCTACTCGGAGCTCAAGGGCATACACAAGCTCGCTATGGACGGCTACAAGGAGACCGAGACCGTCCACCGCCAGCACGCGCTCCTCGGCTCCCTCTCCGGACTCGGTGCCCCCGCGATCAAGACGCTCGCGGCATGCGACCTGAGTGTCGCGGAGTGCCTCGCGTTCGTTTTTTTCTCGGCGTAGAGCGCATGGATCAATGGCTCGGGAATTTGTTCTTCAGGCGCCAGCCGGTGGACGTTCTCGAGCGCACGAGTTTCCACTCGCTCGCGTATTGGAACGAATGGCACCTCGTCATGTATGAGGCGGAAAAACCGAAGCCTATCCCTAGCCCGGAGATATGAATGCCCGAGTTCGCCGTCCCGACTAACTTCACCGTCCGCGAGGGCCTTACGCGATTCTTCGCGCAGGGCGCCGCAGGCGCGACGAAGTTCGAGACGATGGTTAAGGGCGCGTTCGACCGCTCCGGGAAATCCGCTTCCATGTTCCGGCAGATCGTCGGCGGTGTGACTCTCGGCAACCTCGCCGCCGATGGGATCCGCCGAGGGGCCGCCGCGATCAGCAACCTAGCGCAGGAAGGGCTGAAGCTCGCCTCTGACCTCATCGAAGTGCAAAACGTCGTCGACACGTCCTTCGGGCCCGCGGGCGCCGCCAAGATCAATGCTTGGTCGCAGGCGGCGATGCGGGGCTTCGGCCTCTCTGAGCTCCAGGCCAAGCAGTTCACGGGCACCATGGGCGCCATGCTGAAGTCCTCCGGGATCACAGGCGGCGGCCTCGTCAGCATGTCGACGAGGATCGCGGGCCTCGCAGGAGACTTCGCTTCGTTCTACAACCTCCCTATCGAGGAAGCGTTCATGAAGATCCGCTCGGGCATCTCGGGCGAGATCGAGCCCCTGCGCCAGCTCGGCGTCAATATGAGCGTCGCCAACCTCCAGGCCTTCGCCCTCACCCAGGGCATTCGAAAGAAATGGGAGAAAATGAAGCAGGGAGAGCAAGTCCAGCTCCGCTACAACTACCTCATGAAGGTGTCCGCCGACGCCCAGGGCGACTTCGCCAAGACCTTGAACACGAGTGTCGCCAATCAGGCGCGCGTTTTCGACAACATGAAGCGATCGACCGCCGCGAATTTCATGAGCGCCATGCTCCCTCTGCAGATGCAGTTCTATCAGACGATGAACTCCCGCGTTCTCCCGGTTCTCTCGGCCTGGATCACGAAGAACAAGGACCTCATCGCGACGAAGATCGAGCGCACGCTGACGACTGTGTGGTGGGTCGTGAAGAACCTGGGTCCGCCAATCCTCGCCGGCGCCCTCGCCTTTCAAACGCTCAAGACCGCCATGCTCGCGGCAGCCTTTGCGGGGAAGATATTCGCCGTCGTCAATACCATTGTCTTCGCCTTCCAGGCCGTCGCCGGCGGCGCCGCGACCAAGATGGAAGCCCTCAACATGGTCATGCGCGCGCATCCCGTGGGCCTCGTCTGCACTGCGCTCTCGATCCTCATCGCGCTCTTCATGCTCCTCTCGAGCAAGGTCGGCGGGCCTGGCAACGCCTTCCGAGTCATCGGCGAGACGATCATGAAATTCTCGTTCCTCCCGCTCAACATGATGATCGATAGCGTCCGCATCCTCATGGACCTCCTTTCTCATGTGCCCGGCCTCGGAAAGCTCGGCGAATGGAGCCAGCAGGCCGGCGCGCTGCAGTCGAAGATGAACACCTACTTCACCGGCTCGGCAAGCGCCTACGACATCAACGATCCATATAAGCGCGCCCGGTCGGCCGAGCTCGCCCGCCAGGCTCCGAACCAGGCCCAGGTCGAGCGCCAGGACTCGAGCTTCTCCGGCGTTCTCCAGATCGCCGGCGCCCCCGATGGCTCCACGCTCGCGACTCAGTCCAAGGGCCCCGACCTCATCCGGGCTTACCTCATGGGGGAAAACCCGTGAGCGACTGGCAGACCCGAAAGCGGCCTACGATAAAGCTCACGTCCCCCTCGGGCATAATATTCATCGGGAAGTGGAAAGACGGTAAGGAAACCGTCGAGCTCCGCGTCGATCAGCACGGCTTCCCCATGGTTCAGGGCACGCGGACGATCCCCATGGGCGCGGACGGCAAGGCCTACCCGTTGACGATCTTCTTCGAAGGGCCGAACAACGACAAGGACTCTCGGAAGTTCCTCGATACCCTCGCCGGCGAGATCACCCAGGGGCCCTGGACGATCGTCCATCCCGTCGACGGCCAGCTTCGCCTCCAACCCGTGGGCACCGTCGAGCGCGATATCAGCCCGACGAGCTCGGGCAACATCTCCTCGGTAACGACCTCCTGGATGGTCCCGCTTGAGGACAGCGTCGTTTCGATCCCGAACACGGCCGCCGATATTGAAGCTGCAGCTGCGGCGGTCTCCCAGGGGGCCACATCGACCATGCTGACGGCCAAGCAAGCCACCGCAGGACAGACCGCCTCTATCGTCTCCGCCGTCCGCTCTAAGATCGCCGCCATCAAGCGTTCAATCGGCGCGATCAACTCCCGAATAAACGGAATTCAAAATCAGATCAACGACGTAATCACCCAGACGACCATCAATATGTCCGAGCTCGCCGGCGGCCTCATCGCCCTAGTCCAGGCCCCAGACCTCGTCAAGGGCTCGCTCCTCGTCCGCACCCGGACCCTGCAAAAGCTCGGCCTCGCCTTCCTCGCCACCCTGACGAGCAAGGACGTCCTCGACGCCGCGGGGCGAAACGCGGCGATCGTCGCCGAAGTCGTCACTACCGCCATTACCGCCGCGATCGCCGAGACCATCATCACCGACACACCCGAGACGCGCGCCGAGGCCCTCGCCCTCCTGGCTTACTACCGCTCCCTGGACGACGCCCTGACCGCCGCAATTGACGCCCAGAGCGCAGCGAGCTCGGGAAATAACCTCGAGGACCAGTACTTCGGAGGCCGCGAGACCGCCCAGGCCCGCGCCGCTCTCCGCGCCCTCATGATCCGCTACCTCCTCGGGATCGTCGGCGACCTCATGCTCGAGCGCCGCTTCAGCCTCGACCGCAACTGGGGCACGATGCCCCTCTCGATCAAGGTCTACAAGTCCACGCCCGCGAACGCCGACGCGAACTACCTTAAATTATGCCGAACGAATAGCCTTCACGGCCGCGAGCTCCTCCTCCTCCGCGCCGGGCGCGAGGTGGTGGTTTATGAGTAGCCGAACGCGAATTGCCTGGCGCTGGCACAACTTCTTCGCCTGGTGCCTGTGTCGACGCACTAGGAAGCACATGGGTGGGTTCTATAGGATGCTTCGCCTCGAGTATATTCTCCAGCGCGATCGGTCTCCGAGCCATATCGATTTCATGCTCACGCGAATGAAGGCCGATCATGAGTAAGCCCACCCCCGGCCAGAAGTACACTGTCGTCAAGGGCGATACGCTCTGGGGCATCTCGGCCCGCGCCTACGGGGATCCCCGCAAGTGGCCCTCGATCTTCCGCGCGAATTCATCCAGCCTTCGCTCGGGAAACGCGAACCTCATCTATCCCGGCGAAGTCCTCTATATTCCAGGCGACACCGAAGTCAAAAAGGTAGTCGAGTCGGCCAAGGTCAATCGCTATGCCTCGAAGCCGAAGGGCTCCTTCACCCTTGTCCTCGACGGCCGCGAGGTCCCCGCCGATTCGATCCAGTTCAAGACGGGCCTCACGCATCCGGCCTCGACCTGGGTCGCGACGATCCCCTGGAAGCACGGCGTCGACCCCTGGCTCGACGAAAAGACGCGCCGCGGCTCCTACACCCCCGGCCAGCTCTACATCGGCTCGGAACTCGTCGGCACGGGCAAGCTCTATAAACCGCACCCGAAGGTCACGAAGTCCTCGTCCTCGAAGTCCCTCGAGTTCTCCTCCGCGACCGCCGACCTCGTCGATTCGAACATGGTTGCGCCCTACGAGTTCGGCGGCATAAATCTGAAGGTGCTGGCGACCGAGTACCTGGGCTCGGTCGGATACGTCGTGGTCTGCGACTGCAACCCCGGCCCGAAGTTCGACTCGGTCAAGGGATCCCGCTCCGAGAAGATCGGCGCTTTCCTCACCCGGTTGGCTGCGCAGCGCGGCATGCTCGTCACCGATGACGAGTTCGGCCGCGTCGTCTTCCTCAAGGCCGCGACTACGGGCGCCCCGGTCTTCAACTTCGAGGAGGGCCGTCCACCACTCGAGGAGTTCGAGGCCGACTTCGACGACCGCAAGCGCTTCCACGTATACGCGGCCATGGGCGGCTCGGGCGACGGCTCCGCGATCACCTCCATCGTTCGTGACCCAAGCGTGCCGGGCATCCGCTTCCTCGCGATCGGTGCCGACGACGTCGACGTCGCCAACGTCAAGAATTCGGCCGAGTGGCGCCGCTCGAAGGCCCTGGCCGACGCCTACAGCCAGCCGATCACCGTCCCCGACTGGTACGACGCGAACGGGAACCTGTGGCGAAAGAATTCCCTCGTCACGATGCTCGCCCCGAGCCTCGACCTCCCGAAACGAACCACGCTTCTCATTAAGGACGTGGAACTCCGCGGCGATAAGAACGCCCGATCGGCCACCCTCGAAATCTGCCCGCCCTTCGCCCTCGCCGGCGGCGAGATCCCGGAGGAATGGAAATGAAAGGCCGGCGCGTAGAGCATCTCGATCACACCACCAATGACGGGATCGAGCCGGGCGACTACTGGAAGGACGACCGGGGACACTGGAACGTAGCGGCCCCCGTTCCTCGAGACGATCAGGGGTTTCTCCTGACCGCCGACGTCTCGACCTGGGAGGTCACCGAACACGAGGACGGAACGATTACCGTGAATCCCTCGATCTTCTGGGGCGCCGGCGGCTACCCGAACTCCCCGCCAGAGTGGGCCGTAAAGCACACCTGGCACGGCTTCCTCGAGCGTGGCATCTGGAGGTCGGTATGATCGGCACCGTCGTCAGCCCGCCCGAGGTCATGCGCGTCCGCAACGGCGAGGCCTTCGCCCTTCACATCCAAGTTCAGTTCGCCGACGGCCTCGACGTTCAGACGGTCCAGTACATGCCCCTCCCTGGCGAGGACTCCGTACCCGTTCAGGGCTGCAAGGTCGCCGTCATCGACATCGGCGGCGTCCAGGTCGCCGTCGCGGGCTATGATAAAATTCGACCCTGCCGCGGCCAGGGCGAGAAGGAATTCTACTCGAGCGACGGCCTCGTTAAATTGGCCCGTCTCGTCCTCAAGGCCTCGGGGCATCTCTATATCGGCAGCGTCAAGAACTCCAGAAACCTCTACGACGTGATCAAGGCTCTGGCCGACGCCTTGAAAACGCTCGCCGCGGGGATCTGCGCGAACGGCTCGACGCTCTCGAATTCCGCGACCGTTATCTCTTCGGTGAACACCATGATCGCCGACCTGCAAAAGGTTCTCACTAACGATCCGGGGGACATCACCTATGATTGAGATAAAACTCGAAGGCCTGGGTGCTATTCTCTTGTCGGCCGCGATAATTCTTGATCTCGTGATAAACGCATTCAGATTCGTCCTTTGGATGATCGGGAGAATAACCGGATGATTGACCTCTACTCCGGCGACCCCGCGCTCCGCCTCACCCCGGACGGCGCCGACTTCGACTACCGCGGCGGCCAGCCTGTTATGGATCAAGGCCTCGAAAACTGCGCGCTCCTCTCCCTCCTCGTCGAAAAGGACTGGCCCGGCAATATCTTCCTCGAGCCCGAGGAGCGTGTCGGCTCGGACTACCTCGAGAAGTGCCGTCAGACCATCACGCTCGCGCACCTTGCCGATATCGACGATGCAGCCGAGCGCGCCCTCGCCACCACGAAGGCCTTCGGTACTATCTCCTCGAACGCCTCGAGCCCGAGCGTGAACCGCATCGAGAACGAGATCGCCCTAGGCTCCGGGGGCTCGCTCTCCCTGCAGCGCGAGCGCGGCCTCTGGCGCGCCCAGGCCATGAACCCCGCCTCAAGGAGGCTGTCGTAATGCCCGTATCTTCCCCCGCGACCGCCACACTCGTCAGCGGCTACCGCTCCTCCATCGAGGGTGAGCTCAATAAGGATTCCCCCGCCGCCGAAAAGGCCTACAACAAGGTCCAGGCCGCGGCCCTCGGCATGTCCGACCGCGCCCTGTACGCGATGATCGAGGACCGCATCGCCGCGACGAGCGCCCTAACGGCCCAGGGCGACGACCTCGACGCGAGGGGCGCCGAAGTAGACGAGTACCGCGACCTCGCCACCGCCTGGCGCGGAACGGCTTCCTTCCCAGCCGATGACGGCACCACGGTCCCCCTGAGCCGGATATTCGTCGGCCCCCAGGGCCTCCAGTACCAAGCCCAGGCTGCAGTCACCGCCCCCGTGGGCGCCTCCGGCTCTGGCGTTACCCTCGACCTCCTCTGCCTCCAGGCCGGCGTCGCGGGCAACCTACAGGCCGGCGACGTGCTCACCATTCAGGACCCATTAGCCGGGGCCGGCCGCGTAGCCACCGTCACCGTAGTTACCGTCATCGGCGCCGAGAAGGAGGAGGACGAGGACTTCCGCCCCTCAGTCCTCGACGCCGAGCGCGCGGATGGAGGTGGCGGCAACTCTTCCGACCTCCGCTCCTGGGCTCAGAAGGTCGTCGGAGTTCGTCGCGCATACCCGTTTACCGGCCCCTACGTCGGCTACGCCCTGCAGGCGTACCCTGGCATGCGCTCAGTCTACGTTGAGGCCGCTGCCTCGATCGACCCCGACGGCATCGCCCCGCAGTCTTTGCTTGATGCGGTCAAGGCCGCCATCCTCTCCGACCTCGACACCGGTGTCCCGCGTGAGATCCTTGGCCTCATTGCCGACACTCTCTACGTCCGCTCGATTATCCGCACGCCGATATTTACCACGGTCGTCGGCATGTCTATCCGCACGGGTTCCCTCGGCAGCGCCCAGTCAGCTGTATCGGCGGCAGTCGACACGTTCCTCCGACGCTTCGCCCCCTACGTCCAGGGCCTCGATCCTGACTTCGAGCGTCTCGACGACGTGACCGCCAACCGCCTCTCGCGCGAGGTCCAGGGCGTGCTCGACGCCTACGGCGGCAGCGCGCAGAATGTCCTCCTCGGAACCACTCCCGGCGTCTACCTCGGTCATTACGCCATCGCCCAGAACGAGCGCCTGAAATCCGGCGGCGTCATTTTCCAGGCGGGCACCTGATGCGGACCTTCTACCGCGAGGCGCTCGACGCCCACATGCCCTCGGGGCCGATCCTTAAGCCGGCCCAGGGCGGCTACATGGACAAGGTCCTCGACGGCATCGCCACGGGCAAGCAGACGACCCTGGAAGCGATCGAGGCCCTCGCCTTCATCCGCGACCCTTACCGCTGCCCCCTCGAGCTCCTCCCTGATCTCGAACGCGAATTCGGCCTCTCTCCGAATCCCGCCCTGACCGAGCACGACCGCCGCGCCACCCTCGCCACGGTTCGCTACAAACGCGGCGGCCTCGCTACGGTCCGCAAGCTGCAGGCCGCCCTCGACAAAGCCGGCTTCGGCGCAGGCGGCTATGGCCTCATCGTCACGCCAAACGCTAGCCCACCGACCGACCCCGCGGCGATCGTCAACGCGTCCTATTCCCTCGTCGCCCATGAGATCGGCGACGGCTCGGGCGCTTGCGCCGGCAACGCCAAAGCCTACGCCTCGAAAAACTACGGGGGCTACTACCTCGTCAATGGCGACACCTACCAGGACCGCCCCGTCTACCCCCAGGCCGGGCAGATATGCGCCCGCGCCTTCGATGGCTCGGATTCAAAGTCCGGCTTGGAGTGCGCTGGGTATTACACCTCCTACGCGCTCTATTCCAATGAGTGGCCGAGCCCGCCCGCGGGCTACTGGGGCCTCATCTTTTTCGTCGGCGGCACGGTCTCGCGCAACGTAGACGGATCGATTTCGGCAGTATCGACGGTCACTGTCCCGTTCGAGCGCCGCCAGGAGCTCCACCGAATCATCCTGCGCATCAAGCCCGAGGGCATCTGGGCCGCGATGATCGTGCAATATAACTGATTTTTATTTCCAGATATTGGAACGTCGCAAGACGTCCAGGAGGGCAGCATGAAGGACTATAAAACTTTATACGGATCGCTCGTCACCGGGGACTGGCCGGCCACGAGCCCCAAAAACGCATCCGGCCCTTCGGCGAGCGACGGCACTCCGTTCTCGCGCGACCTCATCGCCGACATCTGGGGTGCTCGTATCGACCTCATGGTCCTCGCAGGCCTCACCCCCGACGGCGTCGAAGAGGCGAACGGATCGAGTCAATTCGTAAAGTCGCTGCACCGCGCGATCCGCGGCCCCGGCGAGTTCGTCCTCTCCGCTCTCAACGCGACCGAGCGCGCACTGCGGCGGCTCATCGTCTGTTCCGGTCAGACGATAGCAATCGCCTCATACGCCCCGCTCGTCGCTGCCACGTATTGCGGCGACGCGAACAACGCCACTGCCCCCGCATTCTATAAGACCTCAGACTCGGGCGGAACCACGCGATCGACGTCCGGTGCGTACTTCGTACTCCCCGACTGCCGTGGCCTCGTGCCGAGAGGGATCAATTCGAATACTAAAATTACTGCAGTAAATGGTAGTGTCTATACGGGAGGAATGTTTGTTGGGGAATTAATGAACGATATGATATTTGGACATAAACATGGAATTACCGGTCCATCAGGCGTCATAGGTTCAAATAATATTACGATTACAACGGGGGGAGGTGCAACTTCTGGCATTCCTGCCGATTCATCGCACGCATTGCTAGGTAGTATCGCAATAAGCGTTCCATTAGAGACAACCTTCGGAGTACCCAATTACGGGTTCGAAACTGCCGCTGCTAGCTTCGGCGCGGAGATCTGTCTCTCGTGCTAATTTCAGTAATCAAGGAGGATTAATATGAAGAATACAATGGTTCATGCGAACGTCGACGGCCACGAACTCGTCGCGGGCTTCTCCATCGCCGCGGCCGATCCCGTGGCTACATGGGCGGTGATTCGGGACCAGGTCGCTTCGCTCAACGTCGTCACGCAGATCAAGAGCGTCAAGACGAAGATCATGGCGCAGCGCCAGCTCGCGGCCGACCAGTGGGGCCTGGCCGAGATAGAGGAAAAGGCCAACGGCCAAAGCAAGCAGTATCAAGTCTACATAACCGCGCACAATTCCGCGATGTCTCAGGTTGCCCTCCTCGAGGAGGAACTCGGCCCGCTCAACGAGACCTTCGAGAAGGAGCGCTCCCGGCTGTACGAGGAGAACATAGTCTACTCCCCGCCCGGATCGAACGAGTCGCAGATCTCCGACGCGGACTTCCTGCGCCTCTCCGGCCTCTTCACGGGCCTCACCGAGCACCAACGCCTCACCGTCTCGGGCGAGATTATCCCCTACTACGTCGGCGCTGCGTACTGGCTCAAGTCCGGGAGCGCCTGGACGAAAACCACGATCGCCGTCGCCGGCGAAGACCTTCCGAAGGGCGCCATCCTCGAGGAGAAGCTCACCGAAGCCCAGAGGATCGAGATCGGCGCACAGCTCGAGGCCGCCCGCGTGGCTGGGCTGAGCGCCGAGGCGAAGGCCGCCGAGATGGCCGGCGTCCTGAACGCCGCCGCCCAGGACGCTGCGCAGAAAAAGAGCGTAGCCGACATCACCGGGGACACGTTCGATGCGAAGGCCTGGTACGCCGAGAAGAAGGCCGAGATCGAATTAAAATACGCGAGTTAAAAAAGAGGCGGCCCCTGGACAGGACCGCCTTGCCTCCGCCCGCCTCGAAAGGGGCGGGCTTTTTATTTCTTGTTGTCCGCGACCTGGACTGTCGTATCGCAGTCGGGATCGATATGGACCCCGGAAAGGGCCGTGAATAGGTTCCGCGCGGCAGGCCCCGAGGCGGCGATTTCAATGCGGCCGCCTTTGAATTTCTTAACCAATACCCGCGACTTTTTCACATCGTCACCGCCTGCACCGTCCCGCCCGAGTACGGCTCGACCGTCCCCAGCGTCCCGGTCGTAGTGTTCACCGTCGCCTTGTACGTCCCCGTGGCGTTCGTGTAGAACAACACCCCGCCGACCACGCTCCACGACGTGATCCCCGCATCCGAGACGAGCGTATGCACCACCGCCACCGGGGACGAAAGATCAAGCAACGCGATCGCAGGGCTCGTTGAAGTCGGCCCGGAAAAAATGGCGCCGCTTGAATAGCGCCAGTTGATTATTTTGGCAGCGCTTCCACCACCAGCCTGTCGCTCGACCGGGGCGGCGGAAGTATCGCAAGAATAAATCGCTGAAGCTGAAGCCTTAAAGGTCCGTCCTCCGTACGACAGGACGCTAGTATCAAGGTAGATGTTGAAATTAACTGCAGAGAACCCGCCATTATCTGAATCGGGCATCAACACCCACGCCATGGGCAAATTCCCGATCGGATACGGCACCACCACCGGCCCCGCCCAGTTGATCGACACGGCATAGAGGTGCAGCGAGAATCCTCCCGAGGGCGCAGTC